GCCGACGAGGTCGAGGAATGGGCGGTAGACAGCATAAGGGTCCGCCGCCCGCACAGATGCGTTCGTCATGGTCATTTCCTTCGGTTGTGGTGAGGTGTTGCGCGATGGCGCGCGGTGTGGTTTGACTGGCGAAAATCTGTGTGAGGAAACCCGGTGTCAGAAAAGCCACACTACGTTCAGAGCTACAACGACATGGTTGCCGAGATGAAGGCTACGCTTCCGCTCGAAACCGCCATGTCGAAGGCCGTTGGTAGCGAAAGCTCTTACGAAAGAGCCGGTGACGGACTGTCGTCAGCTCTTATATCTGCCGGTCTCTCATCGGGGCACACGCTTATTGACGTGGGGTGCGGCAGTGGCCGGGTTGCCGCAGCGCTCGGCAGGAAAATGCCAGACATCGAATATCTTGGGACCGACATCGTTCCCGATTTGCTGGACTACGCTCGTCAGAACAGCCCCGACCATTTCAAGTTCGTGCTTCACCAGCAAATTTCCATCCCTGCCCGTGACGAAAGCGCGAACATGGTGTGCTTCTTCAGCGTCTTGACCCACCTTTTCCATCAGGAAAGCTACGTCTACCTTCGCGACGCGAAACGCGTCCTGAAGCCTGGCGGGCTGATCTACATAACCTTTTTGGAGAGCGCGCCGTACTGGAGCATGTTTGAGCGCATGGTCACAGACTATGAACGGCCACTGAAGCCTCATTTGAATATGTTCATCGAGCGCCCAATGCTGGAGGCATGGGCCTCACACCTTGACCTTCGGCTTGTCATCGGAAATCAAAGGGAAAACCAGCAGACGGGCGCTCGATTTTATAAAGACTAGGGGCTTACCCGTCCGCCAGCATCAGCAACATCAACTGGTCATACCGCAAACCCATTGTCTTGCCGCCAGTGGGGCGCGCCTCGATGGTCCTGACCTCCTTCTTGCGCATCACAGGCACCGGAGCTACGGCCGCGACTTGTTGGACTATTGGGCGGTTCCTTCCATCGCGGACAACGTTGCCGTCAGCGTCGAGAACACCTTTCTCTTGCATAGCGCGAGTACCGTCCTCGTTGAGGACAGGCAGTTCGACAACCCTTGGCCGCTGCGCTGTTCTGGTCTTCTTGACTAGGTAGATGCCGTCGTCGCGAACCTCGCGATCTGTATACTCTTCCTCAAAATCCTCCATTTCAGGGACTTCGATATAGTCGATGACCTCGACGTGTTCGACTTCATCATCTTCGCAGAACAGGGCGTATCGGCGCGCGTCCAGACCTTCGGCCTCGAACGCATCCAGCACGTCTTGGGCGCTGAAGCCGATATGAATGCGAGCATCATTACCTTTCTGAGCGACGACGTCCTTCCACTGGAACGCTTTGACTTTCAGGCGTTTCACCGCCCTCTTCAAAGGCTCCATGTCATCGTCAAGAAACGTCTTCAGCTTCGGGTCGGACGTGTTAATCGTACCCGTTCCGGCGTAGACAGTAGACCATCGGAAAGACGCATTGCCGAGCGCAAGCGTGTTGTCAGCACTTGGACGGAGGGCTGGCGTCACGAGCGTATTTGCCGTGATCGAAATTGCACCGTGGCCGATAGAGCCATCGCCGCCCGTGACTGAAATGCGAGCGTCGTAGTCAACATTCGTTGCGCCGCTGTGGAAGTCTATAACGGGTGTATTTGATGCGCCCTGAGCGCCGAGTTCAATCGTACCATTGGTGATCTGTACGTCTACAACGGAACTTGCGTTCGTCTTTGAAAACGCAATGCCGCTTCCCTCATACCGAAAGCCGGTGGCGGGCAGCGTGTAGCTTAGGAATGCCGCACAGCGGAAACCGACATCGACGCTGGATGAAAGGTAGCCGGTAAATCCAGCACCTCGCGCCTGATAGAAGTTGGAAAGCTTGTATTGTCCCACATTGGCAACGTCCCACCCCCAAGCGTAGCCATCTGCGTTATCGAAGCTTGCCGGTGAGACACGATAGTTGAAGACGCCAATCTCACCCGCAACACCTTGCGGCGGGTCATTTGAATTTGCGTTAAGGACAATATTGAAGTTCGTTGCCCAAGATTTCGTGGTTGTCCCGATATAGAGCGTGGTTCCGTCATCTGGCGGTATGCTGTCGGGATCGGCTTCCGCCGCGCCAATCGCACGCCATCCCGTCGTCACCAGCGTCAGCGTATTTCCATCGTCCGACCAGCTATCGAGCATGGCCCGATACGAAGGCGGGCCGTTGCCGATCTCCATGAACAGGCCCTTGCGGAGGCGGCGCTTCTCCACGTCAGCCAGCGGCAGGGTCACAATTGTACTACTGCCGTACGTCGCGCTAGTGCTGATTGCCAGCGGTGGCACCGTGCTGGCCTCCGCATAGAAACCTACAACGCCGCCCGGACCATTGTTACCAGCGCCGATCTGCTTGGGATTTAGATACCCAGAGACACCGGCAGGCCGGTCTCCAACTGGAGTATGAACGCTGAATTTCCGCATTCCTGCGATGACAGCAAAGCCACAAGCATTGTCGAGTGCGCCATATGGAGAAGCGAAATCCACGCGAGCGCCACGGTGTATCCTGCCGGTGAGAAACGCGGCGCAGTCGCTATCGAACTGTGCGGCGTCATCGACAAGCCACGTGACGTTTGCGCCGCCAGTATCGACCCATTCGTCTAGCTTCCACAGGCCAGCGGGCACAATGACGTTGGCAACTGGCGCGAGCGGTAGGTTCTCATACAGCGAAATGCGCACCGTATTCGAGAACGCGAACTGTGCGGCCTTGGAGAACGCGTCGGACGAGCCATCCGCCCCGGTAGCATCAGCGCCGAACTGAAGAACGTTGGGAACAACGTCGGTCAATTCAAACCAGACGACCGTCACACCATCGCCAAGCTCCAGCGGGAATTTGCCTTCGTGCGACGGCTCGGCGGCAACCTGTTTGTAAAGCGCGGCGCCGCCGTCACCGGGAAGTGCCCAGCCAGCCGTCTGAATAAAGTCAGGCGCGACATCTGGATGATAGCTCGCCATCGCATAGGCGCGGGACTTCTGGGTGCTGACAACTCCGGCCGCCGCCGCAGTCGCCGCATCCGCCGCCGCCTGAGCTGCTGCCGCTGCCGCAGCGGTGCCGACTTCGGACGTAAGCTGGAACGTGCTGCCGACCACATAGCCGGACACCACGGCGCCGGCGACGAGATAATCCGCCTGAACATCGGCACCACTGGCCGTTTTGATGGTCAGCGCCGCGCCGCCATTGAACGACACCGTCGCTGCGCCGGTATTGTTCGCCGTTATGTTGAGCGTGATCAGCGCCGCGCCGTCGCCGGCCGGGATCGGGATCGATGTCGTTGCCTGGATGGCATTCGCGGTGCCGGCGCCCGCATTGCTCGCCTTGATGAAGCTGTACGGAAGGTCGCCGATCCGCGTCCATGAGCCAGAGCCCGACGCCCCGTTCTTCCGATAGATACCATTGTTCGCGACCGTGCCATCCGCAATCACCCATGCCGAGGCATTGGCGTCATGGGCAAGATCGGCGTCCATGTTGGCCTTGGTGTCGTAGATCAGGCCGCCGTTGGAGAGGCCGGCGTTGATGGCGTTCTCGACCCACGTCTCGCGCTCGCGGATCTGGCGCTTCGACGGCTTGTTCTTCCCCGACGCCGGAACACCGTCGGTCTTGAAGTCGCGCCAGATATAGTTCGCCTTTTGGACGGCCATGCGGCTCTCCATTAAAAACGGGAGGTTGAGTTTTTGAGGTTTAGGAGACGGTCACCGCGAACGGCCCGGCTAGCGGACCGGCCACGCCGGAGCGGTTGAACGGCTCCATGTAGATGTCGAAGACGCCGGCTGCGGAGGCGATCGGCAGCGAGTAATAGAGGCCGAGGGATACGCCGTATGGCGGCGCGACGATGTCGGTTGTCCGGTTCAACGTCCCGCCGCTGACAACCCTGTAGACCGCCACAGTGGAGAGATGTGTGTCGTTCGTGGTCTCGAAGATCGCGTTGAACTGCCCTGTCCCATCCGACGCGGTAGGCGCATCCAGAGCGGCGGGTGCCGTCGGATCGACGACGATCGTCACCGACAGAGTCGGATCGTCTTCGTCGCCGCCGCTGTTCGGTACCCACTTCGACGCCTGCCCCGTTGCCGAGATCGTGCGCGCCTGCACGTCGTAAGTCTCGCCGTCGACAAGGCCGAGGATCCTCTGGAAGAACTGGCCGGGCGGCACATTGATCGTCGTCCAGTCGCCAGCCGGATCGTGAACGCGGAAGCGGACCTGATAGAGCAGGCTGTCCCGGTCGCTTTCATCCCACGAGACATTGATGGCCGCGCCGCCGGAGAAGGACTCGACCACCGCCGCTAAGTTGGCTGGCTCCGGAATGTCTTTCGATACCTCGAACGATCCGCGTGCCGGCATGACAGGCTCTTCGGTAGCGGCGTCGAAATCGAAGTCTTCCGGCCCGGCGACCGAGTGCGCCTCCACCGTCCAGGTGATGCCGTCGTCGTTGCGCGACAGCTTGTCGACCTCGAATGTCATGTCGATGCCGGCTTCAACATGGTTCTGGCGGAAGAAGCGTTTGGTCAGCAGGCGCGCGCCCTGATACTTCAGGACCTGGGAGACCGTGTATTTGGCCCGTGCGACCTTCAGCAGGCGCTTTTCGATCCGTACCGCCTGGTTATGGTTCGGCGCCCAGAACACCTGAAGGCTGTCTTCGGTGTATGCTTCGTCGGCCGCATCGACGACATAGGCGGAAGCGGCTGCCTGACGCCATCCCTGCGACGGCTCGGTGTATTCGATGACATAGGCGTTCGCGACTTCCGTGCCCGGCTGGCCTTCGGAATAGCGGGCGCTGACGATGTCGTCGTCCTCGATCGTGACGTCAGGCTCGATCCATCGACCGACATGGAAACCGACGCGGCCCTCGCTGTCCTCATAGAAAAAACAGTCGCAGGCGACGCCGAGTTGCGCCCTGACAGTCTCACGATCGTCGGCGGCGGAATAGGAGCCGCAGAGCTGCCACTTCGGATGGGTATTGCCATCGCGATCGGTAACCGTGACGTCGCAAGCATCCGCCTCGTTGGCGACGTCGTCCCAATCGACGGAGCGCTCCAGACCATCCGAAGAGGTCGCCCAATCGGCGATGATCAGCGCGGCGTTCGTGGTCCACTTATAGGTCGACGGATCGCCGAGCGTCTGTTCCTCATCTCGGGGATCGTAGACCTTCTTCGCCTCGACCAGCGCTGTGTAAACTGGCTCGCGGCCGGTTTTATAGACAGTCTGGAAATCCTCCTGCCTCGTATTCTGGGCAACTATGACGGAGTGGGCGAAGCCGGCCATATCGTGGGCCGATGTCCACTGCGCAGGAAACGCAGTCATCAGGATCGCTGCGGCGACCTGCCCGGCAGCCCCGAGATATTCCACGATCTGAACGCGCGAGCGATGTTTGGAATAGAACGACGATTCTTGCACGAATCCGTCTTCGTCGAGCGTCACTTCCGGCTCATCGAGGAAGCGCGTGCGGACGCGATTGATCTCGTGCGCCGCGAGGATCACGTCATAATAGCGCTTGCCGTCCTTGGCCTTCCAGAACGCCACCGGGCCGCCCTTGCGGACCAGACCATAGGCGAATTCGAAGAAGCTGACCTCCTGGCGCATATTGACCATGCGCGCGCCGGGGTTCGCCACAGGTGGCTTCGGCCGCAGCAGCGAGGTCAGATAGGATATTCCGAGCGACAGGCCGATCTTGATCAGCGCGCCGCCGAGCAGCGAGCCTGCGAATCCGTATCCGGCGGCAAAGCCGGCAGCGGAGAAGCCTCCGATACCGGCAATGGCGCCGCCAATGGTTGGAGCGCCAAGCGCAGTGATTAATCCTCCGAGGAAGCCGACGACCGGCGGCATGGCATGGGCCGGGGCTGGATAAAGCGCGGTCGTACCGAGAAGAAAGGCCGCATAGAGCAATTTACGCATCAGGCGCACTCCATGCGGCAAGCACTTCGATTGCGGGACCGATGGCCAGTCCGGTTTCGGCCTTCACGGCCCAGTTGCGGCCGAGGCAGATACCGCCTGTCGCCTTCACCTTGTGGCCGTCCCGCACGAGCACGACGCCGACATCGCCGCGCTTCGGATCGGCGGTCATAGTCAACGGAAACTCCGCCGCACATTCCGCCATCGGCTTCACCGGATCGGTGAGGAACCCGCTGGCCTTCTGGCAGGTGAAGGCGCTGTCGTAGAGCCCGCGATACCGCTTGCCGCAGTCGCGGCCGGTCAGCAGCAGCAGGTAATTGGCCACATCGAGCATGCAGTCGCTTTCGCCCCACACGAAAGGCTGCGCCATCGACCGGTGAAGGTGCGCGTAAAGAATGTCCATGATGCACAGATGTCAGAGGCCAAACAGCGGCTGATCGTCGAAGGTGTTGTTCGGCATCCATTCCAGTGATGGGTTGATGGTGCCGGCAGGAAGGCCGAGGCGGCGGGAATGGTCGCTGGTGTTGTAGCGACCGCCGACGGGCTTGGCGCGAAGATTAAACGGCCCTTCGACCGTGAGTGTCAGGCGGCGCACCTGCGGCCCCTCGAAAGAATAGTCGAGATTCATCATCGTGCGCGTGGTCAGCAATTGCGGCGCAAACACCGGTCGGAAAAACTGGCCGGTGCTTTCCAGATACTGGATATAGAACCGGGCAGGCCTGCCCTTCACTGCTCCGACGCCGTATTCCTTCACCGCCGAGACAAGATCGTCCGAGTCAGGATCCTGCACGAAGCTCAGCGTCAGTTCGACGGCCGGCGCGGTGCCGTTGACGCTGAAATCGATCTCGGACGTGGAGATCAGCTTGGAGCCGTACCACTGGTTGCCGTTCACGTCGAAGAAGAAACCGTCGTCGCCGAGCAGCAGGCGGACCGTCCCGGCCGTCGTGTCAAGCGCGACAAGATCGACGACGCCGATGACCGGCGCGCGGAGATCGTAATCGTCCGGCAGGCTCATGGGCGGGAAGTCCATTCGACGAGGTTGACAGTCGCCTCGCCCGATTTGCCGAACTGGCGAGGCAAGCGGCCCTCGAGGTCGCTCTCCAGGGCGAACAGGCCGGTGGCGCGCAATGTGATCTCCGCGTCCAGGGGAATGTCGCGACGCAATGGCGGTTCGAACTTGATCCGCGTCAGGCCGCCGTCTTCGTTCCAGATGCCGGTGACCTTGTAGGGCCAGTCGTCATGGCTGAACCACTGGCCGGGTTGAAGCGCGTTGCCGATCGACGTCGGATCGAAGGTGATTTCCTCCACGCCCCGCGCGTAAGCCTCCATCGCCAGAAACGTCGGCTCGTAGTCATAGCCGGTGTCGTCATCGAACAGCACATCGTCATCGTGCGGAGTTTCGCGCGGATCGTCGGCCGGCACCCCGATCTCAGAGAGTGTGGCGCGATAGGGATCGCAGATCGTCACCCGAAGCACGTTGACGCGCCCTTTCAAGCTGGCGCGCACCGCCTCCCATGCCAGCACACGATCTCGCCCGAATGCGCTCAAGGTGAGGGTCGATTCCCAGCGCGGTTGCCGCCCCAGCACCACCTGACCGGAGCCGGTGACGCCGTCCCCTGCCGAGCGGCCGAGAACATTGATGGCCCAGTCCGATACCTTCGGCCCGAGGTTGTGCGGCAGATCGACGATATCGCGCTGCATCACACCCCCCTGGACTGGCTCGACGCGATACGCGACGGAATGGCCTTGTTCGCCGACTTGACCTGTCGGCCGGCGACAACGCCGGAAACGTCGGTCACCAGCGGGACCAGATTGCCGTTCACGACCTTGAAGGTGCCGTCGACATTGAGGTAGTCGCCGCCGGCCGCATTCGACGACCCACGCCGGATGATCGGACCGGACGGAGGTCCCGACATGGCGCCGCCGCCGGCCCGATAGGCGAGCCCGCCGTAATTGATCGCATCGAGCAGCGCCCGGTTCCTGCGGGTCGCATCCGAATTGACCACATACTCGCCGTCCGACAGCATGGTCGGGATTTTGTCGCCCTTCGGCCCGCCGGGACCGTGGATCGGTCCACCATTGGCGCGGAACAGCAAGCCGAAGATGCTGCCGAGAAACGACAATGGGCCGCCTGTGCCGTTTCCGCCGGACTGGAGCCCGAATAGGTCGTTCAGCGCGACATCGAGGAGCTTGTCGGCGACCTTGCCCAATGCATCGGCGAGCGCATCGCTGGCGTCCTTGCCGTCGCGCAGATCGCGGATGAAGCCGCCGAGCACGTCCTTGCCGAACTCCGAGCCCTCGCGCGCTGCGCTGGCGGCCAGACGCTGGCTCTGGGTAAGCTGATCGCGGGCAGCTTTCGCCTTGGCATAGTTCTGCGCCAGAATGTCGATCTTCTCGGCGAGCTCGGGCGTGACCTCGATGCCGGCCTTCTGGGCATCGTTCAGCAGGTCCTGCTTGGCCTTGGCGTATTCGACCTGGTAGCCGTAATCCTTCACCAGGGGATTGAGCTTGGCCTGCGCCTCGTATTCGGCGTTGATGAGATCGATCCGGCGCTGGATCTGATCCATGTTGCCCTTGAAGATGTCGCCGGGCGTCTTTTCCGTCGCCGATGCGCTGGCGCGCCGCTGCGCGTAGGCGATCGCATCGTCGACCGTTCGCCCGCCGCCAAGGATGGTCGGATTGGCGTTGATGGATTTCTGCTGGATCAGCCCGGCGAGCGGAGTCCCGGGAGCGGCGTTCAGCACCTTGGCGGCGTCGCCAGCGCCGAGGAAGTGTGCGAGCTGCAGCGCCGTCTCATCGACATGAACGCCTGCCTGCTGGAGCACTTTGGCGTTTTCCGCCGCATACGCCTTGATCAGCGCATAAGACACGTCCGCATTCTGGCGCAGGTCGAGGATCGCATCGCGCGACAGGCTGGCGGCCTGCTGCGGATAGTATTTCCGAAACAAGTTCAGCCAGGTCGATTCGATGAACTGACCTACACCGGACGCCGACGAGTTCGGATTGCTGCCACGACCTTCGGCCTGGTCGACCCGCCGCACGAAGGCGTCGATCGCGCCGTTGATGCTGTCGAGGGACTGGGCCACGTCTTCGTATGATGGCCGCTCGCCGGGCGTTGGCGCTGTTGCGGGAAGCGCCACCGTCGGCCGATCCGGATCACGGAGGTAGGAGCCGATATCGTCGCGCGGCTCGCGCCTGAAGCTGCTCTGCTTGTTCAGGTTCTCGATGCGGTCGGATGCCCGTTCCGCTTCCGTCTGCATCTGACGCAGCGCACGGATCGCATCATCGAACGCATCGGTCTTCTGCTCTTTCGCGACCTTGTTCAGGGCCTCGAGGACACCGTTGAAATCCTTGCCTGTGGCGGTCCCGGCTTCGATCTTGCCGCCCAGCGCCACGAACGCGCGCTGGGCGTCGGGGACCAGGACGATCATCGCCTTGATATCGTCGTTCAGGGCAGAAAAGTCGGTCTGGACCTTCTGGACGGTCCCTTCCTTGGCAATGTCGGTCGCAGCGAGCCGTTCGGCCTCATCGGCGGCACGCTTCATCTCGTCGGCGTAAGCCTTGAGTTCGGGCAAGGTATCGCCCCACTCCTTGGCCACCTTCTGGATGAGTTCCGCCTCCTGTTTCAGCGTCTCGGCCGACTTCTGCCCACCGGTCACGACGGACAGAAAATATTGCGCCGCATAGCCACCGCCAGCGATGATTGCGATGGTCGCGAGCGAAACAGGATTGAGCAGCGATACGAACGCGCCGCCGAGCGCCTTGACCGCGGCCCCAGCCCCAGCTGGACCGAGCGCCTGATTGATCTGCGTGCCTTGCTGGAGAGCGATCAGGAGCGGCGACGTGCCGCCCGCAAGCTGGACGCCGATGTCATTGAACTGCGCGGCAAGGTTGCCTGTCTGCCCCTGCAACGCCCTCATCGACTGTGTGGCTTTGTCGATGCCCGGCGTTCCGCGCGAGCCGATGCGCGCTAGCGCGTTCTCGGCTTTGCTGCCCGACACCTCGATCGCGCCGAAGGCCTTGCTGGCGTCGCCACGCGCCTTCGACAACGCCTTTTCAAGCGAGGTGAAGCGCGCTTCGAAGATCGCGAGGAGACGTTCTGCTTCTATCGCCATGATGACTTTCTGGTCAATTCAACGACCGCGCCGCCTCAACGGCCCGGTCGAATTCATCGTCGGTCGGGGCTTCCGGCTTGTCGGCATGGGCTATGTTCCAGCGACGGATGATCGCCGCCCACTCGCCGAGCGAGAGACGGCCGACGTCGCTGACGCCCATCAGGACGGCGTCTCCGTAGACGGCGCCGAAGTCGAGCCGTTCGACTGCGGCGCCTCCGCTTCCCCCGACAGGTCACCAAGGTCGCTGGTGTGCACGCGCTCGATCGCCGCCCGCAGGATCGCGCCGGCAATCGCGACGCTCTCATGCAAAGGCCGATCGTCGACGTAACGCTTGACCAGCATCAGCGCCGCGACCGGAGCCATGCCGCCACCGATCAGGCCGAGGCGGATGGTCTCGGACAGATGCTTCAGCCTGGCGAACGGCAGCGGAGCCGTGGCGGCCGAGTGGAGAAGGAAAACCGACATGTCGCAGGCGGCTTCCAGATCCTCGATCTCGGCCAGCCCGAGGCGAAAGGTATAGTCCTTGTCGCCGAAGGGCAGTTCTATCGCGGCGCGCTGCCTCATTCGGCCGGAACCCAGGTGACGGGGCCGTGCGAAACGAGCGTCACCGCGGAGGTCACCTTTTCCTTCTCCGGACCGGTCACTTCCCACTCGGTCAGCTTGAAGGCGCCCTCCCAATAGCCTCCGCCATTGGCGGCCGAAACGCCATTGAGAAGGACGCGGCAGTTCTTGGCGTCGTTGCTGGTGTACCACTCGAACCACTCTTCGACTGACGACGTGTGCAGTTTGCCTGAGCCGGGGATGGTGGCAGTCAGACCGTTCTTGTCGATCTCGGTCCAAGCCGGGGAATCCGGTTCATCGCAATATGCGACAGTGTCGGACGTGGTGTCGGAAGTGAACCGTATGCCGCGGTCGGTATTGATCAGGCAGTCGTCGGCGAATACTTCAGGATCGGCGCCGTCGCCGATCTGGACAAGCAGTTGCTTGCCCCGGATTGTCTTCACGGGGGTAGGCATGACGATGTTTCCTTTCGAGGGTTAGGCTTCGTCGAGGACGTGGCGCACGGTGATGACGCCGTGCTTCGAAACGCCGTCCGGATCGTCGAGATAGCGGACGTTTTCGATGGCGGAGATGACGACGGTGAAACCCGGTACGCTGGCGATGCCGATAAGGCGCGGCACGACCTGCGCGCCGATCTGCATCACTTCGAGCTTGCTGCCGGTATCCGGCTCTGACCAGACATGGATGTCGGTGAAGCACTCCCAGCCGTCCGAGCAGGAGTTGCCGTCATCAAGCACCTGGCAGTCGCCGATATGGATGTAGGGCGCGGCCGTGTCCTTCGGCACGGTGTCGAACACCTTGCCGCCACAGAGGGCGGGTGCCGCCGTCAGCGCGGCATAGATCGCCTTCTGGAGACCGTCGTCGATCATTTGCCGAACGCCTTCTTTGCGCCAGCCGTCACAGCGCGAGCAATGCGCGGTTTCGCCCGCTTCTTGCCGATCCGGAAGCCGGGAAAGAAATACGGGTTCGCCGGCATCTTCTTGGTTCCGAACTCCTGCAGCTTGGCATTCTGGAACTTCACGCCGCGCCTGTTCGTGACCATGGTCGACTCATCGCCGGCGTACATCGTCACACTCAGGTCGGTGGCGTTCTTTGCCGGAGCGGAGGTAATGCCTGCGCCCTCGGGAGCCTGGTCACCGACGACATAGCCGATCGATGCCTTCAGCTTGCCCTGCTTAACGGGCACGAAGCGCTTCTGCAGATCAGTCGTCTCCTCGGCCGACACCGTGAGCGCCTTCAAGATCTCGGCCTTCATCGCCTCTGGCAGCGCCGCGATCTGGCCAAGGAACTTATCCTTGCCTTTGACCTTCATCCCGCAGGTCCGCCCGTCTGCGCCAGCACGTCGACCCACATGCGGTCGACCGTCGGCGTCACGTCGACGATGTTGTAGACCGTCCCGACACGAGCATCCCGAGCGCGCCAGTTCGTCGATACGCTGCGCGTCTGGCTGTCGGCGCGTACACGGATCACCAGCGTGTGCCTGCCCTGAAGGCGATCGGCCATGACGGCTTCACCGCCATTGCGATGGACATAGGCCGCACGCCGCTGGAACTGCTCAGCCCATGCGGTCGTGGTTCCGCCGCCTCCGTCCGATGCCGTTCCCTTCTTGTCAAAGGCAACACGCTCGCGAAGGCTACCGGCTCCCGTCGGCATCGCCATCGGCGGTCTCCTTCACCGGCTTGGTGCGGGATCCTGCGCCGGCCTTCTCGGCGGCTTCCGCGCACTCGCGCGTCACGTTCTGCACCATGCCGGCCTTGTAGGCGATGGTGACGCGACCTCTCCTCGCGGCAGGCGAGAAATCGAAATTGCGGGTGAAGCGGAACCACATCACGCACCTCTCCGATGATTGCAGAGCAAGGCATCCATGACGGTCCAGTTCTCGCGCACGGGATTTTCGCGAGAATGGTATGCGGCATCGATGAACACGAGCATGGCATGGTGGACGGCATCCGGGAGATCACCGCCAAACACCGCCGTCAGTGTGACGCGTGAACCTGGCCGAATTGCCGGCCATGACTGCCCGGGCTTGAGCGCGATCGACGGCTCCAGCCCATCCTTCCGCGCTTCATAGACTGCCTCGTCGAGCGTCTGTGCATCGCCAGCAGCGTCAACATAGCTGATCGATGTGACCGACTTCAGCGGCCCCTCGGGCAGCCTGGCGAAGTCGACGAAGCTGTCACACTGGCATGCGAGCGTCTGCTCTGCCCAGCGGGCGTTGCAATATTTCTCGACATGAGAGCGGGCGGCCTTGATCAGCCGCGTCAGCAGTGCATCGTCGTCGGTGCTTTCGACAAGGCACTGCTTCTTGACTTCGTCAAGCGTCACCGGTTCGGTGGCCGGCGCGACGGTGACTGTCGACGGATACCACATCAGCCCGCCCTTTTTCGGCCACGCCGTTCTGACGTGGGTGTCTTCACAGCGGTCTCCGACCCGGCACCAGCCACAGGCACGGCGTAGCCAGCCTCGATGAGCCTGATGGCCTCGTCCTGCGGGAAATCCCGCTCGTCGTCGGGACCAAGGGAGAAGGCCGGGCCGGATAGCCCGACCAGAAGACGGATCAGCATCAGGCGCCCGCCGATACCTTCAGCACGCCACCGTCGTTCCAGACCTGGCCGGAAACATCCGGATCGGCAGTGGGAATGTTTTCGACGAGCGTAAGCAGCGCTGCCACTTCCGTCTTCAGCGTGACCTCGCCGTCCGCGACGGTGAAATAGTTCTCATCGAAGGTGACCGACGTGAAGAAATCGCCGGCATTTTCGAGCGTGCTTCCCGCTTTAAGCGTGACCTTGCCGCCGCTTTCGACAACGAGTTCGTCGCCGCCGATCGCCCGGTAAACCTTGGTGGAATACATGGTGCGCTCCTGCGCTGGGATGGAAGGGAGAGAGGGGCCGAAGCCCCGCCCATAAGGATCAGGCGTGCGTGATGAGGTGCTTGACCGCCGCCGTGTCGCCCAGTTCGCCGTCGAGGCGGATCAGGCCGAGAAGGCCGATATCCGGCGCGAACCGCTCGCGGGCGACGAACATGACGATGCCGCCGACCTTGCGGACGAAATACTTGCCGAAATCGCCGAAAAGCATGGCCTTCTTGGCGGCGGTGAGGCCGTCCATCGCCTGGTTGATGCTGTAGCGATAGCCGAGGATCGAGCCGGGAACACCCTTCTGCACGTCGCCCTGGGTCCAGATGTAGCGGCCGTCGCCGTCCTTCAGCTTGCGCAGAGCACCGAGCGTCAGATCATTGAACATGAACCTGACCTTGGGAGACTGACGATAGGCCGGATCGACCGAGTGCACGAGATCGATGATCTCGTCATAGGTCACGGCGGTTGCTGAGGCCGTGGTCTTGCCCAGCGTCGAGGCGGTCACGATGCCGTTCGGATCGCCGGTGCCGTCGCCGGTAGTCAGTTCGGTGTTGGCGCGGCGCCCGAGGCGCTGGCCGAGCAGATCGCCGAGCAGGGTCTCGAAGTTGAAGATCGAGTCCTGCGCCAGTTCCCAGGAGAACTTCACCCATTCGGTGTCGTAGGCATAGGCGTTCAGGGTCTTCTTCCCGAAGGTCGCGTCCGAACCGCCATCGTCCGTGACGGCGCCCGCTTCGGTGTGCTGTGCCACCGGGACAGACGTGTCGTCGATAGTCGGCATGTCGATCGGATTGCCGCTCGACGTGTTCATGACCGTGCAGATATCCTCGTCGTACATCGGCCCCCAGGCCTTCATCGACACGATGATCTGGTTGCTGAGTTCGGTCGGGACGGTGTAGCCGCCGGCAGTTGCCGTGCCGACCGTCTGCGCGCGGGCCTCGCTTGGAGCCACACCGGCACGAAGGGCGGCGCGCTCCTCATCGGAAAGTGCGGACAGATCGCCGGCAACCGCCACATAGCGATGGAAGGCCGAACGATAGGTGACCTGCTCGCCGTCGTCCTGGCCGCGACCCTCGCCGCCGGAAATCGGGCGGTTGCGGGCACGTTCCTCGGCTGCGCGCTCCTCAAGGCGCCTCTCGGCGTCGGCCATGCGCTTTTCGCGAGCAATCTGCGCATCGACCTTGTCGAATTCGGCCATGATATCGTCGTGGCGCTTTTCGAGTTCGGCGGCACGCGCCTCGTCGGTGTTCTTCTTGATCTCTTCCAGCGCCGAGCGGGCATCGGCCACGAGCTTTTCCCGCTTCTCGATCAGTTCCTTGAGCATGGTGTTCTCCTATGTGCTCAACGTCGAAAGGCCCGCTCGCAAGCAGGCGGTGGAGACGGGAAGCGGGATGCTTGCCGCGCCCTCCGGCGAATGCCGGGTGAATTCAGGAAATCTTGCGGAACTTCGCTTCGGCCTCGGCCTTGCGGCGGGCGAAAGCGGCGGCGTTGTGCTGGCGCTTGGCCGCCTTCAACGCCTCTTCACGCGAACGAAGGGCAACTGATGTTCCGTCATAGGCCGGTTCGGAAACGATGCTAACCTCGCCGAGTTTGACCTCCAGAAGAGTGCGCGTCGGCGGATCAACGGTTTCGTCCCACTCCTGCCGAACAGCCTCGAACCGGAACGACATGCCGGACACATCTCCGCGTTCGACCAGCGCCTTCACGTCTCGGCCATCACTGGTGTCGGGAAGATCGATCTCTACGCGAAGGCCCTTGTCGTCCTCCGCACACCGGAGCGTTCCCGCCGACAAACGGCCAAGCACCCGACCGGTGTCATGGTCGAAATAGGCTCGCACGTCGGCGGTCTTCAGCGTGTTCGTGAACGCGCCGCGCGCGACGACCTCCTTGAACCAACCGCCGATGTCGGCGATCTCGCCGAAAACGGCGGCATAGCCAGCGACAGTCATCTTGCCGTCGGCGTCGGCGCGATGCTCGACGGGCAGTACCAGGGCGCGCTTCTCTGCGCCATCAGGCTTCTGGCTCATTGCCATCTCCGTTGTCAGGTTTTGGTTCGGCCGGCACTGGCTTCAAAGGCTGCTTGCCGAGCACAACCGTGGCGCCCTGCACCAGGAGTTCATCGGCATCCGGATTCGTGTGCTTGGGTCGGTTCTCGAGCGCTCGCGCTTCGTTCGGCGTAAGCTGGGCGGTCTGAATGGCGCGCGCGATGCCTTCGATCCGGCTCTTGAAGTCGCCGCGTTGGAGTCCATCGAGATTGTGCTCGACATACCTTCCGTTATTGCCCCGCCCAAACAGCTTCAGGTTGGCCTCATCCTCGAACGCCTTGGCCCACTGGCTGATCAGGTGCTTGACCAGGTGCAAATCCTGCTGCTCGACGTTGGCGAAGGTGCCTTTGCTAAGGTCCTGCAAGAAGGCCGGCGGCAACTGCCAGGCGCGGGCAATCTCCTGAATCTGGAATAGCCGAGCCTCGGTCATCTGGCCTTTGTCCGGCTCATAGCCGACTGGCTTTAACTCGTGGCCGGGCGGGATCGCCACGATGTTCTTGCCGAGCGAATGCGCCTCGTCGATCGCGCGACGCACGTCGCCGAGCGCGCGCTTCAGACCTTCGCCACCTTGCGGAAGCGGCCCGACCAGCGCCAGCGGAGGAACACCGCCACCAGCAAAGAAGTTCGCGCCGTAATCATTCATGGCAAGCGCCAGCTGGATCGCCTTCGCCGCCATGTTGATCGGGCCTCGGTGCGATACCTGATCTTCCTTCAACATGAACGGCACGTCGATCACGTCAGCCGCCGGATATTCCTTGTTCTCGAACATGTAGATCAGGTCGAAACCGGAGCGCTTCACCGTCGTCTTGCGCGGGTCCATCGGCCACAGCGCCTCGATCACCGAACCGTTGCGCTCGACCCAGGCCAGGCCACGGCCGCCTGTAAACACGCATTGCCAGAAATACTGCCGGAACTTGAACGAACCCATCAGGTCATTGGGCGCGTCGTGGATCGTGGTCGCCGTCTTGCCAGTGAGCCGAGTCGCTCCATCCTTCGTGTCGCGATAGGCGTGGAGCGGCAGGGTCGCCATCGTGCGCGACAGAAAGGTCACTGCCGCCAGCACGGCCGGAACCGTCATGGCGCTGTCGATCGTCACATGTGGCAGCTTGACCGAGTCCAGCCCGAAAAAGGCTGCGAACTCGGCCGTCTGCGAGACCGGAACCGCAGGGTTCTCGATGCTGGACCGCTGTTCGGCGCGGCGTATGTCAAAGCCAAGAAGGTTCATGCGCCTACCAATGAAAATGCCGGATCGTCCCAGGGTGACGTCGCCACGATCGCCTCGAACTCGTTGTGCGCCGCGCCGACCGCTTGCGCGATTGAAACCATGCCGTCGATCCGACCCCGCGAGCGCTTCTTGTCGAAGGCCCGATTGTTCATCGGATCGGAGACGATGATCGCGTTCGAGGCACACATCGTCGTCACCGGGCAAGAGTCGATGACGATGCTGCCGTCAAGGATCGCGTCTTCCAGTTTCTCGATCGACTTCGGCATGCACAGCGCCCGTTCGACGAACACGATGCGCGTGCCTTGGCCATGCGAAACCAGCTTCAAACCGTCGCCCTCCGGCTTGTCCGGCCCCTCGAACTTCCAGACAGGAAAATCGATCCGGGCACAGGCGTCGATAAAATCGCCGATCTTGGCCGGGTCGAAGGTCAGGAACTGCACATCGTGCCCGGCGTCGACGAGCGCCTTCACCTTTGCGCCGACGAACTCGTAGTCGATCGTTGCGCCCAGCACCGCCTCCAACGTCACCTTCGGATCTTCGGCCCATTTGTCGTAGGGCGCATTATCGTCTCGCGCCCGATCGTGAATGCCGGCCTTCGTCGTGAAGTACCAGGTCTTGACGTACAGCTTCAGATCCTTGCGCCAGCACGCCGACAAGGCGGTCAAGTCGTTCTTCTTCGACAGGTCGAGGCTCAGCCAGCACGGCGAGCCGAGCATGTCGGCCTCATTGACCTCACCTTGACAGCTTTCCCACGCCTCTTGCGTTGTCCAGAAGCCTTCCGTGCCAACCGGAATGCCGAAATACAGCCGCTTGGTCGATAGGGCTTCCGACAACATCAGCTTGGCCGTGTTGACCCGCTTCCTGACGTTGTCGACCGGATAGGTAATGCCCAGCGCCGGCAGAGCCTTCTGCCAGCAGTCCTCGTTGTCGAAGACGGTTTCGCGGTCCTTCTCGTCCACCCGTGCAATGAAGCCAAACAGGCTATCGTCCTCAGCTTGTCCGGTGACCACCTTCTGGAACAGCTCCGAATATTCCGTTCCGACAATCTGATTGATGGCCGGCGTATTTGTGCCTAGCAGCATCAGTGGATCGCCGCTCATCTTGTCGATGGCCGCCTTCCATATCTGGAGCGCATAGGCGGTTTTGAACTCGTGGATTTCGTCGGCCAGCACCGCGTAGGGTCTTGGGCCGGATATCGAATCCACTGACGCCATCGACATGAATTTCGAACTGGTCGCCGGATGCTCGATCTTCCATGCGTGATCGCCAGTTCCGCGGATCACCACATCGCCGCGGCTTTCCAGCGACTCGAATTCATCCTCGTCACGATCCGGCAGGTTTGCCCGGCACATGGCCACCGCATCCTTGAACAGGACGTTGGCCTGATCCTTGTCGCCGGCAATGGCGTAGACTTCTGACCGCTCCTTTCCAGCAAAACCCATCATGTCGACGCCGATGCCGGCCATCAGTGGTGACTTGGCTTGACCCTTCCCGGTTTCCAGCCACGCCATGCGGTATCGTCGGAGCCCGTCCGACCGCTGCCAGCCGAATAGCGAAGCGATAACGAACCCATGCCAGGGCAACAGATTGAACGGCTTGCCGGCCGCTGCACCTTCGGTCACCGTCAGCACCGCAGGGAAAAACCCGCAATGTCGCTTCGCCTTCGCCGCGTCGAACGACAGGCCGCGCGTCGATCCGCCGTCCAGGTCCTTCAGGTGCCTGGAACAAGCCGCCCGGGCGAACTCCCCTGCTACAACCTTCCCGTCCAGAACATCACAGGCGTAGTGCGTGGCGAGATCGTCAGCCGCCGGCCTTGCCGAGATAGCCATCGGATGCACGTTCCTTGCGCTGCTTGCGTTCCGCCTTCGTTACCGACCCGCGTCGACGTGGTGACAGGCCAAGCTCCGCCTCCAGCACGTTCGCGTCGGACATCGCTTCGCGCATGGCGGTGAAATGCGGGCTGATCCGCGCGATGGCCTTGCTGTTGCCCCGCCGGGGCTTCGTCACCACGCCGTTTTCTGCGACGTGCCGATACATGCGATCGTGCATGAGATAGGCGCAGACCAGGCGCTGGATCGAATGGCCGTTGACCGGGGCGAGCAAGCCCCTGTCGCGCAACTCGGTCGTGATCAACCGCCAGTATTCCGCAGCCGCCACAATCTCCAGATCGTCGTTGAACAGAGAGGTCCAGTCCGGCTCAACAACGATCGCGCCGCTACCTTCAATCACATTCATTTCTGACCTGTCACAATTTGTAGCTCGACGCGGCGGCCGACAGCCTTATTTCCCATCACTGCGGCGGACCTTCGGGCGAGCAGGCGGGCGAGCACCTTGGGCAACGCTCCTTCGGGAGCGCCCGCTTCCACTTCATCCCTACGGGATGGCCTCAACTTTTTGTCTCGAAATCAGTCTCGGCGAAAACGGAGGGGGGACGCGGGTCTAGGGCCGGATCGCCTCGGACTTTTGATCCACCCCCTCCTGTCCATCTTGTGCAGCAAGGTCGATCTTGTCAGGGCCTGAGCGCCTTGTTGTGATCTACCATCTCGGGTGCGTCAGCCTACCGGTTCCATGGATGCGATGGATCGACCGGCCTTCCATCGATATCTGCGCCGATCGTGTAGCCTCTCGCTTCTTCGCGCTGGATCAGCGTGTCGTGGCATCCCTTGCAGATCGTCTCGGTGTTATTGAGAGCGAAGAACAGGGCCGGGTCGCCCTTGTGTGCCTTCTTGTGGTTTGCAACGGCGGCTCGGGGATGATGCCTGTTGCCTTCAATGACGATGCAGCCGCAGCGCTGGCAGGTGTAGAGGTCGCGGAGGAAGGCCTGCTTCCTGATGCCGTGAGGCCCGCACCAGCGGGGATCAGCGTAGAGCTTGCGGTACTGCTGGGCCTCGGGTGAGCGCGGATGTCTATTGCCGCCTCGTGCCATCTTTGATTTTCTGTCGTAGGGTTTGATTATTTTTCAAAGGGAGGGGCGAGCTTGGCCCAGTGGACATTTACTTGCCCGTATTGCCACGCGGGCAATATGACTATGGAGGTCAATTCAAGATTCTTTGCACCGCCGGAATTTTTGTCCAAAAGTCGGGAGCGACCATACGCCATGATCTTCTCTCCGTGCGGTAAGTGCTGGCAGCCCGTGACCGCAAAGGTTACCGCCGCCGCTTATGCTAACGCCTCTCAATATTCGTCCTTCATCAGTTCCTTCGACGGAGCGATTAACAAACCGTATGATTTGGCCGCGGGAGGCCTTTCAATCGCTTTGGTGCAACCCCCATCACATCGCGAGGCCGTTCCGCCCCACTTAAGCGAGGCTGTGGCGAAAGCATTTAAGTCGGCAGAACGAAATTTCTCCACCGAGGACGGTGAAGATGCCGCGGCGATGCTCTATCGCCGGTCAATTGACGTTGCTATTCGCGAAAAGCACCCCGAGATAAAGGGCAATCTCGCTCCACGGATCGAGAAACTAGTCACACTTGGCCTGCTCCCACCTTCTATGAAGGATTGGAGCGACCAGATACGCTTGATCGGCAACGATGGCGCTCATGAACCTGAGGGGGTGACGCGAGAAGAACTTGTGCCGATGCGCGGATTTACGGAGGCATTTCTCCGCTACTTCATCTCTATCCCATTTGAGGTGGCGCTTCGCCGCGGCGAGATCGACGAGCAGGGAAACCCGGTCAGACCTGGGGCAGAGGCCGTTGCACCCTAGATTGCCGTCTTGCCCTTTGCCAGCCCATGGGCGAAGCTCTCATGACGGGCATTGGGGAGAACGGGCATGGGTTATCAATACAGCGTCGGCCAAGTGTGCATGAACGGGCACATCATCACTGGAGACGTAAACAGTGGAGATGCCACCAAGTTTTGTGCTCAGTGCGGCGAAGCCACGATCTCTGCCTGCCCAGCCTGCAAAAGTTCAATCCGAGGCGATGGGCGCGATAGCGAATGGGGAAGCCACTTTCCGATGTTTGGTGCTCCCGCTTTCTGTCCCGAATGCGGGAAGTCTTTCCCTTGGACCGAACGTTCCGTCGAAGCAGCGAAAGAGCTTGCTGATGAGATTGAAGAAATAGACGAAGCAGAGCGGGAGAAGGCGAAGGCCAGTTTCATCGCATTAGCCTCTGATACGCCTCAAACGACAGTTGCCGCTACTCGCGTGAAAAAGCTGATCGCCAAGGCTGGCCCGATCATCGGAAGTGGCATTCGCGACATCGTGGTATCAATCGCTACGGATGCAGCCAAAAAGACCATGGGACTCTAGCTCAGGAACGGACTGAACCACTCCCTGCCATTACCTCACGGGCCATAGCCTCGTCCGTCCGCCGTTCCTGACTACAACCGGTCTCTACCTCGAGGTGCATCCGAGATTTATCGACCTGCAGTCCTTGCCGCCTTATGGTTCGGCATGGACTCCAAGCGGATGCGAGATCAACCTGGATTGATCGCAGTCGGACTGCGCATCGAGAGGTCGACCTTCGAGCGATACCGTGCGGCCTACGGGCGACGCTGGCGTATCCAACTTGCCGCGGACATCGATCGATACCTTCCGATTCCAATCGTAGACGCGGAACAGGTCACTGTTCCTGATAGGGTGCGAGGCAGGAACTGCTATCCGGCAATGGCGAACAATCGGGCAGCGGAGTTCCGCTAACGCCGGCCTATGCCGCCTCCGCTTGGCCTCGATCACTTCTTCGCGGCAGTTCTGTTTTCCTGGAACGTACGTTCACCTCAGATGTTGAAGATGTCCACACGAGAGGAGACATCCCAAATGGACCACAGCAATCATGTTCGCCTTCGCAGCGACGAGTTGACCCCCGACGTTCTCGACGGCGCCACCATCTACGGCCCCGAGGACGAGAAGATCGGCTCGGTTGATCACGTCCATGGAACACAGGTTGTCATCGACGTCGGCGGGTTCCTTGGCATCGGCGCCAAGCCAGTTGCCGTACCTGCCAACCAGCTCGATTTCATGCGCGACGAGGACGGCGATGTTCATGCCGTAACGTCGTGGACGAAGGATCAGCTCAAGGACATGCCTGAGCACAAAGACTGATTTCATGAAATTGGCCCGGCATCAGTCGGGCCAATTCATTTCCTCGAATTGGCTGTGGGCTAGGCCTTGGCAGCGGGCTTGTTGATCGCCGTAACCGCAAGATTGGTCAGCTTGTTGTTCGTGGCCTTCTCCTGGTCGAGGATTTCGCTCAGAAGCTTGTGTGCCTTGTCGTGCCCGAGGTCCTTGGCCCACTCGCGGAGAGAACCATAGCGGGAAATCTCGTAGTGCTCGACCGCTTGGCATGCCGCGAGAAGACCGGCATTCAGCGCCGTGCCCTCAGCCTCTTTCATCAAGCTGTCGGCTTCCTTGATCAGGCCTTCGATTGCATCGCATTTAGTGCCGGACGCCTTCTTGCCGATCGACTTGAACACTTCCTCAAGCTTGGTGATCTGGTCCTTGGTTTCGGCAAGGTGGTCCTCAGCTGCCTTCTTCAGCTTTGCGTCGGTCGCGGCTTTCGCAACTTTCGGCAGCGCCTTCGTGATGGCATTCTCGGCGTAGTAGATGTCTTCGAGCGTGTGCTCAAATATGTCGGCCAGCGTTTTCATGGTTCTCTCCTCTCAGCCGGGTTTGGCTGGGAGGGAATGCTGACTACGATCCTTTGTTCCGAATAATCTACGGCGCTGCGATCCAGCGTAATGGTCGAGGACGCAACTTCCCCTAATGTCGGCGGTGAAGTCCGACGCTGCTCCGGCAGGTGGCGCTAAGGCCCCGCTCAATAGACGAGCAAATCACCAAATCGTTTCGGAGCCGAAATTACCCTACTTGCGCGAGTTTTTCAATAGGCACCATCGCACGCATCTCGCGACCCATCGCCTCGATCAACATGACGATGTTCTCATCCCCGATCGATTCCACGGTTCCCGCTTTGCCTGCGAACACACCTTCACGCACCTTGACCAGATCGCCGGGCTGAACACCACCGCGATTGATCCGGAGATCATCGAACTTCCCGGCGTCCTGTGCTGTCCGGATCGATTGAACGTCTTCGTCGCGGATTGCGATCGGAACACTGCTCTCCGCGAAATTCTGGCTGCGCAGCACACGGCTGACGTGCTCGCAGTCCAGAACGCGGGTCCAATGCTCTGACGCCAGGATCAGCAGGTAACCCGGCCACAGCGGATAGTGCCGCTTGATCCAGCGACGTTGCCGGCGATTGTGAAACTCCCGGCGAAAGCAGGGAAGATACACCGTCTGCCCGAGAGCGGCGATCTCTGCAGTTGCCAGCCTCTCGGCTTGAGGGCGGCAACCGACGATGTACCACCTCGGCTCGTTGTCATTTTTCGGAATCGTTTTGCTCATGCTCGGGTTGCCTGCAAGATGCTCTGGATTTCGGCTTCATCTGGGATAAAGCCAGCGATCTTCGCCGCCTTGCGATAGGCATCAATGAATTTGACCGGGTCGACCCATGTTTTCTCGCAGACGTGCCGAGGCACGTCGCGATAGTGGAGTTGGTCGAGGGCGATCCAGTAGGGAGGTCCGGCAAGACCCGGGTCAGCCACTTCCTCCAGAAATTTGTTCGTGACGCGCCATTGGCTGTTGCGCCAGATTTCGTACTCTCCTTCGACAAGCGTATTCGTGGTCATCTGCCTTCGCTCCCAAGGGTTCGATAGCTGTCGGAAATTGCTCGGAAACGCCGGTCGGCGCCGATGAACTCAAGCTTCACCGCACCGGGCCTTCCACACATGGGCTGGCGTCTGATTTTCTTGGAGATCAGGAACGTGCAGTCCTTCTCGAAGTCGCGGTAGACGACGAGACCGGCATCCGCCTTGTTGCGCCAGTGAGCGCTGCCGGCGAGGTCATAGAGGCCCGGAACCGGCTCCTTCCCATCGCTGTCGGCACGAAGCTTCGTCGGATGGATGATCATCCAGACCGTACAACCGTGATGTTTCGCGAATTTCTTGCACTTGGAAATGAGCTGCGAAACGAACTCGGTTTCGGTTTGCTTGTCGGGGCGTGAAGCCTCCAGCTCGTTGTACGGATCGATGACGATGTTGGTTACGCCGTAGCGGACAACAGCCGCTCTTGCCCGCTCCAGAAGCCAGTCGATCGACGGGGTGTGCTCGACGGCGCCCAGCATGTAAACGCGCTGGTTGAGCCATGCCATGGCGTCCATCACGTCCTGGCTGGACATGCGCAGGTTGGGCCCGTCGAAGAACGGCGCTCCGACCCAAATCTCGCAAAGGTCGGCGATGTGATTGCCTTCGCCAGTCTCGGGAGAAAACACGGCCCACTTCTCGTCTCGAAGCCGAGCGGTCGTGACGATGACCTGATCAAGCCACCTCGACTTCCCGTGGTTTGGAATACCGGTGACGGCGATGAACTGGCCGGGAATGTATCGGAACGCCTTGTCGATCTCGATAAAGCCGGTGGAGAGCGGCTTTGGGCCTTTGCCGTCGTAGAGGTCCATGACCTCCATAGCGAAGTCTTCGATTTCGTGCAGTCCATCAATCGGCCAGGGCTCGGCCTGTGCCACGCATTCTCGCAGAACTTCGTCACCATGTTCGACGAGGCATTCGTCGGCGTCTTTGCACTGGACATCACCGTGGACAGGCATCTTCACGCGAAAACACCGATCGCGCCCTACGCGTCGAGCAATCTCCTGCGCCAGCACCTCTCCCGGCTCGTCCATGTCCGTCGCGATCATAAGCCGACGAACTTTCATTATCGCGTCCCAATGGGTACCAAAGGGCTCGTAGCGCTTGTCGCTGGTTTCCGGCCCCGACGGAGCGCCGTTCGGCAGGGAAATGACGTGCTCGAATCCGGCCTCGGTCATCGCCATTACATCGATCTCGCCTTCGACGATGATCAGATCCTCGCCTTCAACGATGCTGTCGGCGTTGAAGAATACCGGCTCCGGGTCTTTCTCTTGGCGGAAATGCTTGTCGGCGGTGCGATATTTGACGTTTCGAAGCGCGCCGTCCCACTCGTAGGGGAATGCTATGCAATCTTCCTCGCGCTCGGTTTGCGGAAACCACTGTCGGGTTTTGTAGACGCCGAACTTCTCGACCGTCGCTTGCGATATGCCGCGCTTGGCGAACCATGCCAGCAACGTTTCCGGCTGCTGCGGCTGGGCAACGCGTTCCGGCCGGCGATAGACGCGGCGCTCGCGAACGGGCCGGTATCCCTCGCCACCAGTGGCTCCGGCCCAGCCACAGTGGTGGCAGTTCCAGACCGCCCGCCCGTCCTGCTCGATCGTTACAGACAGGCAGGGGTCGGATTTCTTGCGCCGGCTGCTGGAGCAGTTCGGGCAGACGGTCTTGTGGCCGCCAACCTTGTCGTCCCGAAGTCGGATGCCGTGTTCGGCGAGAGCTGAACGAGTGTCCATCGTCAGCCTCTTGCCCACAGGAACGCTTTTTCTTCGTCGGTGGTCAGCGCTGCCTGCACCCAGGCCGTGACATCAGCGACCTGATCGGCCTCTGCCTGCTTGATCTTGGTCAGAACCTTTCGCGGATCGTTGCCGGCGACCTTGAGCCATTTGCCGAGGAGCCGCCGTGCCGGCTCCTCGGTTTTTTTCGTCTGCCGAATGAGAGATTCCAGCCCTTCCGAAAAGAGCGCATTTTTGAAATTCGGAGGCGCGCTCTGCGCAGAAGCTTTAGCTTCTGAATAATAAGGTTGGTGGTTGATAGTTAGTGATAGTTTTTCGTCAGAAAAACCGTCCGCTTTCGAGTTCTGTTGTTTTTGCTTGCTTTTTCCTTTTGGTCGTCCGCCTTTCGCACCATTTTCAGATGCGTTTGAGATACGATTGAGAGACTTTTCAACCTCACTTAGGGCACGTTTCTGCACAAGTTTGCCATCGTCCAGCCGCCGGATTTTGCCCTTGTCGACGAGCCCGTCGATGATCTTTCTGACCTCGGCGGGACGACGAAGGCACAGGCCGGCGAGACGCCTGTCATTCTGTTCGATGGCGCCGCCTTCCGACATGATCAGAGAACAGATCATCCAGTAGATGCCTTGTTCGGCGGCATCGAGAACGCCGCCGACACCAGCGATGTATTCATCCGGGGAATAGTCGACCCGGCGAGCTTTTCCGGAAGGCATCAGGCGGCTCCTCCGAAATCAGGAAACCGGCGCGGGAAAGGAATGATCCTGCTCGATGGCCGGAAGGCGTTCTCAACGAAGGTGTAGTGAAAGCGGGCGAATGCTTTGCCGGCGGCGTGAGCATCGGCCTTGTCGCCCGTCTCCATCGCCTTGTTGCGTAGGTCGCGCCATTCGTAGAAGGCGCGCTCCTGTTCGGCGTTCATCGCATCGTCGACTATGGTCACGCGGCCCGCCTTTCTCCCGCCGCCTTCACTGCGGCGAGGATTTCTGACTGGGGCCAGCGCGAGCACGCACCGAGCTTGACAGGCCGGGGCAGGGTGCCCCGGTCCATTTCGCGGTAGAGGGTCGCCACGCTGATTTTGAGCGTGGCCGCGACTTCCTTTGCGGTGAGAAGGGGATCGACGGCGGTCATGCGGAGCCGCCTTTCAATCCTTCATGGGCCTCAAGCGCATCGTGAACTACTGCCATTAGGTCGAGAGCCAGTCGGGTGGCGGTTCCGACGCTGTCGGCAATTGTTTCTATATGTCCCGATCCGTTGCAGATCGACCAGGCTGCGTGGTCGCACAGATGCAGGATCGCTATGACATCGTAAGAGCATTGAACGAGCTGGTCCCTGGTCATGTCGGATTGAGGGATGAAGCGGCTCATGCTGACCTCGCACGGCGCTCTTGAAACGCGGCCTTTGCTTCATCCTTCGCGGCCTGCACGGCTGTTATCGCGATATCGTGCAGCCCGTCGGCCATGTCGGCTTCGAAGCCGAGGATGGTCCAAGCCCTGTACTCGATCTCACCAGCGGTAGCCGGTTTCGCAGACCTTGCGATGTTCACCGCCGCTTGCTCGTAGCCATTTATGAAGTCGAGGATGTCGTTGATAAGACTACCGGCATTGTTGATGCCGTCGCGGGCTTCGTCGTCGCCAAACCTCGGCTGACAACTAAAGCCGCAAAGCACTTCCGAGACGGTGTGCATGATGGAGCGGAAGTCGTTAAGCTCCTTCATCTTAAGGGCCCGCAGCGCCGCCATATCGATGTTGAAAGCCAGCGGACCGTGAGGCGCTTGCGGGTCGCGGTCTTGCTGCTCGACGGTATCGGGTGTATGTACGGTCAAGTTCATCTCCAATCCTCATCAGGGGTTGATGGTGACGTGGCGCGGGTCGGTTGCAGCCGATGCCGCGCCGTTTTCGTTCTGAAAATTATCCGACCCGCGAGGGGTGTGGATAAATTCAGAGACGCCTTTTGCTTTCATGGCCGCACGAATGGCACGGACAATCTCACTGTTCTTAGAACTGGCGTTCTCCTGAGCTTCGGCCTCGATGAAGGCTTTGACATCAGGCGGCAGACGCACAGGAACCTGCGGGTCGTTTCGTGCCATAGTGACTCCTTAACCACGTTTGTTAAGCACGGTGCTTTAAAGCACGGAGCTTTATTGCAGTCAATAGCACGGTGCTTTAAAGACGCCGCATGGCGAGAAACGATCCACAGGTGAATTTGCGGATGCCGGCCGAACTCAAGGAAAAGCTTGAGGCGGCAGCATCACGCGCAAAGCGATCACTCACTTCTGAGATTGTCGGGCGACTTGAAGAGTCGTTCGGCCTGACTTTTTCGCTTCCACAGGATCTAGTAAATCGGCTTGCCTTTTTCGCCCATAGTCAGGGGCGGTCAGTTGCCGACGAAATCAGGGAAACTCTAGACTCGCTTTATCCCCAAATACCGACCACCAAAGATATTTTGGAGGAGTTTGACGAGCTTCTCGCTCGCGCTGAAGAATTGGACGCGGGCGACGACTTGCTCTTTAGGAAACGGATAAGCGAACACCTTGGGAAGCTCAGAGAGCGGTTTTCCAGCTTGGCGAGCGCGGGATTCGTAGATCGTCTGCCAAAGCTTAAAGACTGAACGTCCCGCCAGCGGAAAATTATCCTGCCGCCACTTCGGCCACGCCTTCATTGATGTTTTGCGGCTTCTTGCGCAAATGCCAAGAAAGCTCGACCTAACCGCCCGCCAGGTAACCGCCCTCTGCAATGGAGCAGCGCAGGCGGGGTACATTCCGGTAGTGCAGATTGGCGATGTCACGATACGCCTTGTGCCGGAGAAGATGGCAGCCGGTTTAATAGGACCGGGCTGGGGAGAACGCCCTATCAATCGCATTGATCAATTGCTGGAAAGCCGCAAGGGCAGATTCGGCTCGGCAAACAAATGGAAAAGGGAATCGGCCGCGCCCCATGAACCGGACGAGGCGAGGTGGGAAGAGGAACCGGTCGGATCGCCGCTCAATAAGCGTGAGCGCGATGCGTTACAGCAATTGGCGGTCTACGGGATCGGAGTTGCTGTGCCTTGGAGGCACATCCAAAACTGCGGGCCGGCCACCGAGGAGCGTCCGTTGGTGCGCGGCTTTTTGGAAACGCGGCCCCAAGCGAAATATCCAGACCGCATCGGCGCGTACGTGCTGACCGAGGCTGGACTGGCGGCGTGGGAGAAGATCAAGGGTGATCTCGCCAGCGCTCCCCCAAATTGCTAAGCTTGATGATGCGGAGCCGAAAAGCAACGTCCTGAAAAAGTCACGGCTATGGGGAGGGCTTGGGGATGAGCGACGAGGGATCAGGTCTCGGTGTGATGATCCTGATCATCGTTGGCGCTTGGGCTGTTTTTGGGACGCCAATGCGCGATATCCGTAAGTGGACAGGCAATGCGACCTACCAAGATCAGCTTGGTACACTTACCGACCTCGTGAGAAAGAAAAAGATCGGCGGAGCGACCGATTATTGGCTGGCAAAGACAAATTTCCTCGGCGAGTCCGATCGGGTCGCTCTCGTTTTTGGCCTCATGGGAGATTTGGAATTCTGCCAAGACCTCGCTACCCTTTATATGCAGAAATATCCTCAATCGAGGTACTATTGCCTTCCGGCAAACAGCGAGTGAACCGGCAATGGCTGACAAGATCGGAGTCATCTTCGTTGCTACTTTTTTGATTTTCCTCTCTGGTTGCGATTGGTTTGATGGAGGCGATGTTTATACATTATACAGGGCGTCACCTGTTGGGGTGATGCGGATACATATGGCGACATTCGACGCCAAAGAGACCGGAACCTACAATCTTGATAACTGCCAGATAGCTGCGAGATTGTTTAAATCTCAACCGGGCGTCACAGTTGATTATTGGTGCGAGAAAGGTCGCTATCGCGAGTGATGGGTCATGCCAAGAAGGGCGAAACCAAGTCGGATAAGGTTGGCTCGAGCGCTGTGCAGCTCCGCGGCATCCCGGAGAATATCATACACGATGGACGGCCTATGTGGATGAACTACCTGCTAGGCGGTCCCATGCTTGAAGTCCAAGAATCATCTATAGCTGGCGCATGGAAATGCGCTATGCGCCCTTGGCGGGGCAAATCCTCATCTGCAACTATGACACAGGCTTCCGCGAACCAGAGATGGTCAAGGAGCGGTTGGTTGTGGTCGTATCACCGCGCCTCCCACACAGGGACGGCCTTTGCACCGTCGTGCCGTTGAGCACGACGCCTCCGCGATCTGGCATTCGATACCAGTGCAAGGTGGCGCTTCCTTACAGTGCGCCGCCACCCTATGAAGGTCAATTCAAGTTCGCCAAGGCCGATATGCTGGCGACTGTTGCCTATCGTCGGCTGACCATGCCGTATACGGGGCGTGATCCGCGCAGCGGAAAGAGAAAATACCTCAAGATGGTCCTGGTGCCCGACGAACTCGCGAAAGTGCGCAGGTCCGTCCTATTTGCGCTGGGTCTCGATCCCTTGACGGAACACCTGTGAAGCATCATATTCGCAACGATCGCGCTTGCGGGAAACCGTAGTGCGCCTCAAGTCCACCGAGAGGTGGCGAGTCACATAAGGCGACACCAAGCCTAAAGGCTGACAGCCCCGTCTTCCGAGACGGGGCTTTCTATTTTCCAGCGACGAACGCTCCCCATTCTTCCATGACACTGCGCCGCTGCTCCAGATAATCCGTCCGCCGATAAGCGCGCTCCACCGCGCCGCCGACAGTATGACCGAGGATCGTCTCAGCAACCTCGTGTGGCGTGTCTGTCGTCTCGGCTATCCAGTCTCGTACGGATGAGCGGAAGCCATGCGGCCGATAGTCCATCTTCGCCCGCGCCATGAGCTGGCTCATGGTCATGTCACTGATGACGCCGTGCTTCGTGCTTGGAAACAGGAACCCATCGCGGGCGTGCCGACGAGCCTGATCGATCACGGACAGTGCCTCTTTCGACAATGGCACTCGGAAGTCTGTCGTTGCGTCCTTCCTGCCCTTCATGGCCTCGCCGGGGATCGTCCAGACATTGCCGTCGATCTGATCTTCATGGAGATGCCTCAGCGGCCCGGAGCGGACGCCAGTGAGGATCAGGAGCCGCAGCGCAAGGTGCGTGACCGTGCCGTCCGAAAGCGACTGGTAGAAGGCCGGAACGTCCTTCCACGGCATCGCCGGAATGTTCGTCGCCTTATGACGTGACTTGCCAAGCAGTGCTCGGGCTTTCTCCGTCGCCTGTAGATCCACATCAAGTCCGAGCGCAGCGGCGTGGCGCAGGACAATGGCAAGCCGATTGAGTGCTTTCCTCGCTGTCTCGGCCTTGGTGTGCCAGATTGGCGCCAGCACATCGCGAATGTCCTTCTGGTCCAGGTCGGCTACCGGAACCTTGCCGAGCTTCGGAAGGACGTGCAGCTCCAGCGGCGTGAACCAGCGGCCGGCCTTGCCGTCGCCTTTCAGTTCGGCTTTGCGGGCCTCGAAAGCGTCGTCGGCAACGTCCTTGAGGAGGTGGATGTTTCGAGCGTCTTCCCGGCGCTTGCGAGCACGCTCCTTGATTGGGTCCATCCCCGCGCGTACCACCTTTCGGCAGTCGCTTGCCGTCTCCCGCGCTTCCTTAAGCGATACAAGGGTTGCAGAGCCGAGTCCCATCTCCCGGCGTCTGCCATGGATCGTAAAACGGAGCACCCATTGTGCACCATTTTCGCGCTTGTAAAGCCACAGTCCACCGCCATCGGCGTGCTTGCCTGCCGGAAGCGAAGAAACGGCCTTCGCGGTAAGTCTGTGCATCGCTCCCAT